CCCGAACGGCAGAGATCGCACTAGCCCTTCACGAGGGCGAGTGCGCGCCGTAGTAGCACATTACTTGCTCGTGCTACCACTTCCCAATCAGTCAACCTGACTGGACTATACGCGACTCTACGTATAGCTCTGTACGTCTTTCGACGTATTGCGAACGGAACTTTAGGGTTTGCACCCCGAAGTGCCGCCATTAAGAGCAAAAGATTGCTCTTTTCTAAAGACTCCCAACCTTTATCAGGCATGGGGGTCATGACGAGTTCTATCCATGACCAGCACTGAAGGTCTTTCGACCACTCAGCGTAAGGGCATGTCATGAACAAGTCATTCTCAACAGTAAGAGCTACGTTCTCAGGCCCAGCAACGGGCCGAAAGAAACGTAATTCAGAAGGGATAAGAGAAATTAAATCATCTCTAATTCCCTCGAAGAAAGCAAAAGTACGCCAACTTCGTCTGGAGAGATTAAGAATTTTGAAGATTGACTCAAGTGAATTGAGTTCAAAATCCAAAGTAATGGGACGAACATCATCCCCGCAATACCAATCGCTACCACAAGATTCCTTAAAGAAACCTGAGACAAAGCTCTTTTGGAGATTTATCTCAAAGCCCATATCGTTCAAAAGTTCGATAACGGGCTCTGCATACCGTTTTTGCAAAATGATATCGTCCCCGTATACGTGAAAATCTACGGGAGCGGTACCTGCTCCAACGGCAAAACATGCAGCGGTAAAAATGAGGGTTTCAAGTGGAAAGCAAAAGCCGTTCCCCATTGAGCAAAACTTGTGATAAGGGTAAACCTCACCATCAAGTAAATACTCATGGCTTCGGATTTGGTTCAAGAAATAGAACCAGTCCGGGGGTAACAGTTCTTTACAAAGACCAGTCGAAATGCTATCACTAGCATTAGACAGATCCAAAGTAACGAAACTGTTTAGCTCATCCGACATTGAACCCTTACGGGCCATTTCGGAATTAATACTCTGATGTCGAAGGTCGATGCCAACGCGAAGCAACCGAAGTCGCAACACGTTGTCAACTCCCTTCTGCAAAAAAGTATTAAGCAGCGGCTCGACAGCAATGGACCGCAAGGTCCGTACTGTCTTAGGTACAAATGTAACTTTGTTGTATGAAACGGCGCTAGTGCGGGCGTTGAAGGACTTTGTAAGTTCATCAACGTCAAGACACACGACAGGACCGGTACGATGGTTAAGTAACTCAACCAGATGCCAGTTCTGAAGTATGGCACTCCTAGCGTAGTCGCGAGCTGCAGGTGAAACGGACCAAATCCCGCCGAATTTCCTGGCGAGATTTGTAGCTTTCCCGTGAACACCTACGGATGCCCCAGGACCAATGTCGCAATTATCATAGATCTCTTTGAGAGGTACGTAATCGGATAGAGCGTAAGAAATGAATTTACGCATCCGGTCGTACTTTTCGCTGAGCTCCCTCCGTAAAGGAGAGAGGAACTTGGAATTAAGATAAGAACATTTCTGTTCCATCTCAATCCAGGTCTCCTTAGCCTTCGCCTCTGAATCATAAGGATTCAGGTGCTTTGGAAAAGGATATTTCCGGATAAGAGCAGACATTTGATTCGCTACGAAATGACTTGTAGCGGTGGCATACTTCGTCGCCACCAAAGAATCAGCCAGAGAAACAAGACCTGAGATGTCTTTATTCCGTAACAAACCCGGAATAGAGGTTGCCCAGGAACAATCTGGATAGTCCTGACACAACTTATAGATTATTCGTCTATAAGTCTGCCAACTTTCATTGGCAAGTGCGCGATCGAAAGCATTGAGCCTCGACCTAAGCTTAGCAGACATAACGTCTCCTGAGTTTAACAGGGTTAACCCCTGAGTTACGTAAGCAGAACCAGAGCTAATAGAAATACAAGTATAACTATCGCTTTGGTTATCGGTAGAGCCGCTAAAATCGTGACAATACCAAGTACGGTTGCAGGCTTAACGACTTTAGAGACATCGAACTTACGGCGATCCCAAATTACGGGCTTGTCATAAACTCGACGCTCCAAAATCGGGACAGTCGGCAACTTAGTACGAGATTTGCCCAAACTTCAGCAGCTTTGCGAAATCTGCGTCCGTAACGGCGTCGGCCACAATGCCCTTCACCGTATCGAGGTTCGCCTCGCTTGCCCCAACCGGTACACTGCAATTCACCTCGACTATGACGTCGCCGGTGGGTGTCAGTGCCCCAGTGAGGGTAAGGGTGCGAACGAACTTGAGACGGGTTCTCAATACGCCCGAGAATACAGAGGTGGGTTTCGGAGCGGTTCGTGAAAGGATAATATCATCCTTTACCGAAGCGGTCTTTGACACACCAATGTATCCCATCTGATCCTTTTGAAAGGAATCAGGCGTGAACGTAAGAGCTCCTGGTGTTAACGACATAGGAATTACTCCTAAGATGGGTTGTTTAGACCCGTTCTGGACCGAGGAATCTCGGAACAGTGCTACCGAATCACTTCTACGAAAGCTCAGGGAAGTAGGGATCTAGAAACAAAATCGCCCTATGACGCGAGAATAATAATCGCGCCAGAGAACGAGAATGAATCTATACTCTCGAACCTTTGAGTATTTAAGTAGAAGATCATCGTTATGTGATTCGCGTGGAGCAAGATCTATGAAGATAAAGAGATGAAATCTACCATGCGGTATCAGTATCGATTTAACGATACATAACCGTTTAGGTAATAGTAATCTCAATACCAGCAGTAATCTTAAGAACACGCTAGTCACCCCTTTAGCTTCTGTAACAGAAGCGAAAGAGCATCGAGGGAACGCACAAGGTTATCGAAGCGAAAATTGCTTCGTATTACAACTTTGGGCATACCCCCGAGACCTGCAACGCGATTATAAGACGCATGGGTTCTTATATAAGAGCCCGTGCTACTCCTCAGGAAATTCCAACCAGTTACCGGTTGATTTGGTAACATGGAAAGGTTAATCGTGCGGAGCCTTTTAATAACGATGCAGGAACCAAGCTGTTTGACGAAAGGCAGAGGCACTATGCTACCGAGATAGTCACCAACATTGGTGAACCAATCGATAACAAATGAATATTTCACGAGTTCCCAGGGCAGGGTCGCTAGACCCTTAGCTGAGAAACCGAGATTAAAGGCCAAGGTGGCCTCATATTCATCTAATGACATGCAACGGACAGTGACTTCGTCATGGTTTTCCGCCATAACGTTGAAATTATATCCGTCACCTGCATGAATTAGAACCTCTGTCTTATGGGCATCAAGCTTTCCAGTTGATCTAGTTGTTTTACGAATTAGACCAGTGGACTTCTTGAGACCTTTCATCACGCCCTCTACGTCCGATAGCAACGGTTTAATACCGTAACGGTACATCAGCCAAACTTCAGACAACTTCTTCTGATAGTTAAGCGGGTTCCCGCGCGGTACTATTCCTCTTAACGCTTTTAACATCTGCGGTAAGAGTGCTAACGTCTTATCGAGTTCAGCCAAGGATTCCCAAAGATCATGGTCAGGACGACCACGACCGTTTTGAACCTTCGTTGAGTGCTCGACAATAAAGTCGTTTAAGTCGGAGCCAGAAATGACTCCTTCAGGCTTGATATCTGGTGCAGGCCACAGAATGCCCTTCTTATAAGCGTAGATGGCTGGACCTTCTCCTTGGCTAGCTCTAGCCTCGTAGAAAGGTTGCAGGACACCATCGCAAGTAAGTTGGGAACCTGTGTTTTTCTGCCTCCAGAGACCATCACCCTGGACAAGTACACCGACATCACGGAATGATTCCATAGGAGACATAAAAATCTCTCCCTTGGAACTTCTTCTATGAAAATCCGGCGTAATAACGTCACGCATCCATGAATATTCCCCAGAAACCGCATCTGCGTCATTTGACGTTTCAGCCCATGTCAGATTTGAACAACTGACATAGCGCTGCTCCGTCGTATAACGATGATGCGAAATAAGGGGAGTACCACGGGCGCGAAAACGCGTATTGTCCATAGACGACTCCAGTTAAGGTTGTGAAAAACAGCCTAAAAGAGGCCCCGGA